CTCATCAGTACATAAAATATTGCTCATATGCTGCAACATTGGTTACTCGTGCAGGCTCACCTGAGTCTCGATCTCCTGCCATGATCTCAATGCGGTCCAACAAGGATTGTTTGACATAGACCAGACCAGAGATATCACTCTCTTCTTTGAGCAACATCGAAATTCCTGCATTCACACAAACATAGGATTTCCATCCTGAGTTCACAAAATCCTGCATCGATTCCAAAGTACCATAGACTGTCGGATCTGAGAGTGCAGAAGAATCCAGATCAGTGACAACCGTTGTTGAAGTCACACTGCTCACAGTCTGTTCGACGTTGTAATCGGTTGCATAAAAATTGATGGCATTGATCTTGTCGGCTGCAACAAAGGAATGAGTGGAAGGCACCGTCCATGTGGTTGTGGATCCTCTACTGATACCGGTCGGTGTCACCGACTGGAGTTTCCTTGGATGAGGAATGTACCAGAGTGTTGCCGTGTTGGAAGATGGTACAGGTGCAAAAACAATATTGTCTGCCTGTATGCGGTATTTGACATCTCTTGCGTACCGGACGAGAGAGTCTCTGGTCCGGTCAGCAAAAGTGTAGCGTTGAAGAGGTGTTTTCTGATTGGTATTGATATTCAGATCGACACCTCTTGCCTTGTAAAAATCGTCAGGAAGGCTGTAGGTGCTTGTGCCACTTGTCACCGTGATTGATGAGGATGTCAGGAAATAATCATCCTGGTACTTGCTCACAAGAATATCGTAAAGCTCAGACCAGGAATCATTTAAGTATCCGTTCAACTCGGCATCAGTCACGAAATATGAGTTGACTTGATCTGCACGTTGCCGTGCCTCGTCTCTCAGAGTGTTGAGTGCCACATAGTCAGTCATCAGTAATCCTTATAAGACATCATAATTCCGTGAATAGCCTCCAGGATGTCATGCTCGTCTCCGCCGTCTAAGGCAGATCGGAGTTCACCAGCCATTGCAAGCTGATCATCGGAATAGGAATCTTCCTCGCTATCAAGGTATTCCTCGTCGTCATGATCTTCGTCTTTATCATGATGAGGACGGTCCTTTTTTGGAGAACCGTCACCCATGCCGAGGATTAGCATTGCAGCGTCCTTGGCGCCTTTCATGGTTATGCCGTTGCGAAATAAGCGTTGTATCCTGGCGCACGGCAACCGAGTTGGTAGTATCCGCCCATACGGACTTCAACACCATCATAGCCATTTTGCCGGAGCATCTTATTTCCGTCATGAGACAGAATTCCAACTGCATCACCAATGGAGTACAAACCCCATGTGTCGAGTTGCAGGAGGTATCCGGTTCCAGTCGGACAATCCTTGTCGGCAACAATATCAATGATACCGTGTGGTCCATAAACCTGGAGAGTACGGAAACCAAAGTTTTGAGCCGGTCCAGGTTGTCTGGCACCAGTGACTTGAGCATCCAACGTGACTTCCAGAGAAGCAAAATCCTCAAACGAAAGGAATGCTACGTCAGGTTTTCCACCTTCTCGTGCAACCGTGGCTGCACCTTCGATGATGGTCTGTTTGATGCTGCTGTCATACGCAACACGTTGTCCACCAAGACGAGTGGTGTCCTTAGTCCTGTCCTGACCAAAAAAGGAAGTCGAGGAAGGAGCAGAGGATGGAACCCAATCGGCTAAGCCTGCCATAACCAGATATGTTCCTGGTGTAATCAAGTCACCTTCAGGAATTACAAAGTCACCGGCTGCAACACCAGAGATCGTTGTCAAGTTTGGAGAGACTCCAATCTGATTGGTTGTTGCCATCCGAGAGACTGAGGTCACTTTCAAGGCTTCTGCAGAGTCTCTGAGACTTCCGGTTGATGTGGAATCCGAAAAGACGATCTCCATTCCAACCTCGAAGTTGAGACTGTCGGCATCCGTTGCAAGGTCCAGAACTGCAGTATCTGCAGGAGTGGCACCTACAACACCTATTGCTCCACCTTGTGATCGATACAACTGCCGAGACAATGTGTCTCCAAGAGTCTTCAATCCAAGGTCTGTTTCAGTGGTCAATGCTTCCAGGAAGGCATATTCATTACCTTTGGATGCCTCGATGGTTTCTCCATCAACGGTGACAACTGCATAGTTCTTCACACGAGTCAGGAGGAATTCACCTAGACTTGAGGAAGTTGCATTGGCTTGTGCCGTTGCAAAGGTTGCAGACCTACCTTGAGGTCTTGCATAAATAATCGGAAGAGGCATATTTTTGCCTCGGAACCTAGTGTTCTTAGGAACCATTTGAAGGAACGGATGCGAATCATACGCAACGTCCATCGGTTTTTTGTCGATATAATACTGTTTTAAGGCGTCATCCCACGCCGTTAGCGTGGTCGCCGGAGTGGCTTCTGCCATTTGATATTCTCCAGAAAAAGAAAGTTTCGTTTAATCACGAGACCTCGATCTGAACACTCCTAATGCACGCTCAAGACGTTCATCCTGAGTCAGTGGTGCAGTCGGCCTTGCAGGCACGGATGCTCGTGACGCATTTGTCGAAAGTGTTCTTGCTCTCTTTCTCTGAACTGACCGTGAGGTAGGCTCTTCTTCGGCGACGGTTGGCGCCATGTTCCTCTTGAAGCGAGGATGACTTAAAAGCTTTTCTGCTTCTCCGGCATAGTATTCTTCTACCATGCCAAGCAATGTGTGGTCGTCTAATAACTTACCAGTATCCTTTGCATACTGTGATGATGTTTCAAGCAAAATGTCCTTTGCTTCATCCCACATGGAGGTTGTGATGCCGTATTCATCATTGGACTCTGCCAAGTTTTTGAGACGGTTCGTGTATGCATTTACTTTCTGATTTGCCTCTAGTTGTGTTTTTTCAGTCTCAAGCCGGTTGAGCCTTGCTTCAAGATCCGCTTGTTTAGGATCCTCTGGCTGCTTGCCGAGTACCTGAGTGGTGGCAGCCTCGTAAGATCCTCCAAGTGCTTCCAAGGCTCCGACGTGGTCACCTCGTTTGATGCTTTGTTCAATCGGTTCATATTTCTTAAACTCCGCCTCTTTTGCTTTGACTTCCTGCTGTCTTCTGAATAATTCACGTTCACGTTTGGCAACCTGGAGAAACTTCTTTGAGACTTCAGGCTTCTCCTCGACAGGAGGAGGATCCGGTTCTTGAGGTGCTTCTACTGGAACAGGTTCTTCCTCAGTTTCTACTTCTGCAGTTTGTCCTTCAGGAAGTTCGATTCCTTTTTGTTCCAACCATGTTGAAATCTGTCTTTGAGATTCCTCCTCAAGACGTTGGTCTTGAAGTGCCTCATGATCGATTGATTCCTGTTCTTCTACTACTTCATTTGCATCTGCTTCTACAGTTTCGGCTTGTTCCTCTGCCATGGAGATTCCTTCTTTTCATGTTGATAATCTCCTGTTCGTCAACTTGGTAATGTCTCCGGAGGAGGTTCTGTATCCATCTCCGGTGAGAGTTCCATTGGAGTCTCAAGTTCAGTCATTTCTGTGACATTCTCTGATGCCTCTCCTGTTTGTTCCAAACCAGCAACTATTTCCTGTGCAGTTGGTTGTGCCGGACTTGGTCCTTCTGCCTGTGAAGCATTTGCAACATTCAACATTCCTTGTGCTTGTGTGACAAAGGTCAGCATCAGATCCAGCTTCTCCTGCTCCACACCTTGCTGACGTGCTTCAAGATAGGCTAGTTGCATCCTTGATTTTGCAAGTTCCAGGTTCATGAGAGGATCTGGTGCAATGTATTCGTTGTCATCAAGGATTTTGGAAATCCTCCATTCAATGTCATTCTCAGCAGTCTCCATCCAGTGTGTGACAGAGGAGAGGTCAGGATAATCAAGGAGTTTGGTGATCTGTTCTTTGGAATCCAGAATTCCTAAGTTCACGAGTTCCTGCACTGTCTGAACACGTCCTGCTGGTGTCGATGGAAGAAGTGAAATAGGCCATGCCTGGAGTTGATAATCTTCTTGTGCCATCCTCACATCCTTGAAGTCGGACACATCAAATCCTTTTTTTCTCATTGATCTGACAGAGAAGGATCCTGAGTCTTCAACAATATCCTCTGCCAAGTCCATGAACCATTCTGCACAATCCATGAAGGATTGTTCATATCGTTGTGCCGTGAGCATATGCCTCTCAGTCTCAATATCAGTGTAGATCCTCAAGGCCACACCAGAGTCGAGTCCACTTGGTTTCCTACCAGTTGCCGAAAGTTCAGAGATTCCTGAGATTTCATAGGCTCGTTGAAGTAGACGATCCAGGTGATTGTATACTTCTCCAGACATGGCTTGAGGCACATAACTGACCGGAGGTTGTTGACCGGCATACATGAGGATGGTTCCAGGTGCATTTCTCAGATGGTTTGGAGAAACCTTGGATCCTATTGGAACAAAGAAGTATGGAGATGACATGAGTGCCATCGATTGTTGAATCCGGATCAGAAGACTATTGATTTCACGTTGGACTGGTTCCAGTTGTTCAACAAGTGAGGTTCCACTGAATCCTAGTGGTGCATCAGACCATCTGAGGAATACAAATGGAAACCGATCATAATTCCAATGTTCATCAAGTAATGTCACTCCATCCAGGCAGATGACATGTCGTCCATCATCAGATTCTTCACTGGTTGGCAGGTGCCATCCTTCATAACAATCAGTCAGTTCCTGTTCATAATCTGACTCCTGAGAATAAGAATCCTGAATACCAGATGCCTCTATTTGTTGAGATTTTTCAGGAAACATGTGGATCAGAGACGATTTATGCATCTCCATCTTCTGAAACATGGATCGTGGTTCTGCATAAAGTGCTTCATCAAGATCCCAGAAAAGATGATTTGAGAAGACACGTTCTGTCCGGATTTTGTCGCCATCACGGAAAATCTTTAAGACTCCAAGATCCTGCACACATGCATCGGTGAAGACTCTGGACATCAATCCATAAAGCTTCTGCTCCATGAACAGACCTTCCATCGAGTCTCCAAGACGCTTTGCTTTTCGACGGAGCATGTAATCACCTTGCCTTGTCAAGTACAGAGGCCGAGGTTTGTTCCGTCCTATTTTAGAAGAGATTGTATCAACCTGAGACTGTGCAACATTCAACCGCATCACATTCGGATTGAAGCGCATACCAGCCTGCTGTCCTTTGAACAAGGATCCGGAGGTTCCTAACTGACTGTAATTTTTTTGACCATACATCCGCATGAATTCCAGGTTTGACTGGATCCTTTCGGAATGGTCCTGCTGAAGTTTTGAGACTAGATCAACAACGGAGTTGCAGATTTCAGAATTGTTATGTTCGTACCAGTACATCAGCAGGCTCCGACGAGAAGAATTTAAGTTGCTCTTCTGTCAGTTCCGTGGATGCATGTTGCTTCTCTGGCATCATTTCAGTGTAGTCAGGCATGAATTCCAGTTCGATTCCAAGTCCTGAAAAACGTGCTACTTTCTTGTCTTTTAGAAAGACGGTGAGGTCTTTGATCTGGTTTAATGAAGGACGGATCATGGAGAGACTCCTTCCAAAATTTGAGCGGCTGCCTGCTTTGCTTTGATTTGAGGCACCAAGGCACGTTCCTTCTCTTTCCAAGGTGCCTTTGGTATTTCTCTCAGTTGTGTCTTGTCAACCCGTTGTTGTGCTTCATCCATCATTGTCGTCTGAAGATTGACGGCATCATCATATTCATCACGGAGGAGACTGTTCCTTGTGGCATCCTCAATGTCATAGGTTCCAGATAACTGGTCAAAAGTCTTGGTTGATTCCGGATCATAATGCATGAAGACGACATCCGGTTCTCCATTGTTATAATCTCCAAAAGTTTTCTTATCCCATCCTGGAGGTGCAAATTCATCATTCCATGCAGTTCGTGAGGATGGTCTGAATCCAACACGACTGTAGAGTTGAGGTAAAACCGTGTCAAAGGCATCCAGTTTGGTGCCTCCATTCTCAACTGCAAGCAACAACATTGGAACAGTAGATGCTTTGTTGCCGGATCCTTTGGTGTTGAAGACTGAAACAATGTCTCCATCATCAGACACTGCAAATCCGGTCTTTCCGTCCTTGGTCAGGAAGAGACGTTTTTGTTGGTACTCTGCAGGAGTGTAGACATGAACGGCAGCAGCATATGGGTTCTTCTCTTTTGAGCGTTTAATTGATTGCTCAAAAACATTTGCTGCCTCAATGGATGGAGGTAATTCATAAAAGTTTGGAGTGGATATTCCAAGCTTCTTGAATTTTTGCTGGTCCTGTTTGGAAAGGTTGAAGACTTGAAGTTTACCAAGTCCTTTCAGTTCCACTCCAGGATTTCTCGTACTTTTTCCGGTGAAAGTCCGCTTGACTGTACCAGTTCCAGTTCTATCGGAGACAAGTCCTTTATGGATACGGTCTCGGACGTTTTTGAGGATTTTGACGGAGTCAGTTGCTCGGTTTTCGAGTTCTTGTTTGTATTGTTGTTCAAGTCGTCGATTAACGGTTGCAATTGATCCTGTTCCATCAACACTCGCAGCATCTGCTTTTGCCGTGGTTGCAAGGTTTGGAATGCTTCGTAACTGTTCACCGTATCCGGCGTCATCGAGGATTGTGGCATAGTCTGACTCTCTTAAAAGTGTTCCAAAATCCGGTACTTCTACAATCTCTTCATATGTCAGTTCCGGAGAGATCTCCTGCATGGTCCGTTTGCCGGAGCCTTTTCGACGTTCAAAAAGCGCTTTGACATAAGACCAAACAGTTTCCTGGATCTCAGCAGGCAACCATTTTTCACCAGTTGACTTCTCAAGAACCTCTGCAGCATTCCGTGTTGCTGCACTACTCAAGATGTATCCTGGTGATTTTACACCAAGTTTCTCACCATCTTCAAGCCTATTTGCACCTCCGAATACAGACTGCTCAAGATTGAAGGCACGTCCTTGCCATGTGTCATTGGTCACCTCGTCCATATTGCCGGTGAGATTCTTATAGAATGATTGAACCTTTGGTCCAGACAACTTAATGGCATGAGGATCTGCAGCCGACAAGGCACGTATGGTGTTGTTCTTCCAGGCATCCATGACTGAGGCTTCTGTTCCTCCTTGCACGGAATCTACCATGATCTTTGTTATTTTCTTCTTATCCGTTGGCCTACCTGCCTTCGTCCAGTTCTTCCAGATGTTCAATGAATTGACAAGATTACCTTGCACCGATATCTGAGGAGAGGTCGCAGCAAGCAATGCAGCAAAACGTCCATTGTCCTGGTCTCCAAAAATATGAGTCAGTGTTTGTGCAGAGTTCTTGTACCATCCTTTTTTTGCTTTTCCTGCAAGTGCCATTGTTGAGATTGATGATGCATCAAGACGAGGTTTTCCTTTGATTGAAATTCCTTTTCCTCCTTTCTCAATATCTGCCATCTTTGCAATGTTGTCAGGACTCAATCCTTCCAGTTCTTCTGGTGTCATGAAACGCCTAAGTCCACGTACTCTAGGACTTGAATCCTTGAATGCGGTAATGACCTTGTCTGGAACATTCGCCTTTCCTCCAAATGCCTTGATCAGAGGACCAGCAATCACACCAAGGTCTGCAAGCTTTGCTGCCTTGACTATCGATGCAATTTTTCCAACTGGAGGAGTTGGAGATGCTGCACTACCTAAAAGGTATTCTGGTGAGTCAACATCAACATCCATCCGTTGTGCAATGTCTGCACTAGTCAACGGCATATCTTCAATTTGTTGTTTCTCGGATCCTGGTCCAGTCAGATACTGTTCAATTTCACTTTCTGGAATTCCACGTTTCCTCAAGAGACTTCTTGTGAGTTCCGTGTCGACATCCGGTCTCATGAGATCTTCAGAGAGTTGGACCACATCTCCTGGAAGACCGGCTGCTCCTGCAGCAAGAGACTTTCCAATTGCTTTTGCAGAGACATCACGAGGTCTTGTGACCTTCATCCGCCGGTATCGTTGTCCTTGTGGAGTTGCCATATTCAGTTCAAATAAACTTGATCCGTGTAGTTGACTTCATACCATTCAGGTTCTTCTTCCTGTTCGACATTCTTCATGCACTCCTCCTCCAACTCCTTCTCAAACTTCTCAAAA